CATTCGAAAAAGTTAGCTCCATTTATAACTCCTTATGTTTCCGTATAAGTTAATTCACCGTTTCCCTGGAGGTTACCGGAATACTTAACTACACCTTTGACTGTTGACTGGATAGAATCGCTTTCTACTATTGCCGTACCACTCCAATAGTTTGACATTCCATCAATAGATAATCTCACTGATACGTCAGCAACTGCCCCGTCTTCTAATTGATCAAGAAGTGCCGCCTGTTGTGCGTCCGCTCTATCAAGTGTCCCCGAAAAAGAAGCATTCCAATTTTTAACCGTCGCAACCTTTTCTTCCCAATCTTTCCCAAATCCTGTTGTTTCCTCAACTCCGATTCCTCTATTCAAATTCCAAGAATCCATAAAGGTTACAAGTGTTGAACCCACATAAAATCCACCATCTTTCCCTTTGTTTACTGCCATTTGTTTTCACTCCTGCCCTTTATGGGCTATTATGATTATAATAATATTCTACCACATAAGTAGCAGAAAATAAACCATACCTCTCTGATACACTCGACATGAATTCATCTTCATTCAAAGTTATATCAATAACAAGATCATTAACTGTTGTACTCCCTATTATAGCCTTTTCCACATTAACCATCAAGGTATCTAACACGCTTGCAATTTGACTTTCATATTGCGAGTATGTACTACCTTCTATTATAACGTCCATTGTTGCCATCATATCATCTGAGGTTGGATGTAAGTAAGCCAATCGTTCTACTTCCGGTTTACTTGCATGAATGTATAATGTTGAATAATCCTGTGGGTCTGCCTGGTTCCATACTTCAAAATGTTGTGTTACTTTATTAACCCCGGTTATACCTTCAAGAGCTGTTTCAATAGCATCTAATATACTTTTTTGTGTACTCATGATTTTTTATAGCCCTCCATTAACCGATCAAGAATAACCTCAAGTATCTTCTGCCTTTTAGCTTCAAGTGATGAAGTTAAGAACGGTCTTTTCGGCATCCCGAACGTACCAAATTCATGACGATGTGCATATTTAATATTAGTTCCAACCTCTGCCATTTGCTTATTCTTTGTTACTGATACCTTTGTATTGATACTACCTGCCAAATCTCCTGAATGTCTTGCAAGGGTAGCGTTCTTTAAACTACCTTTACCCTTTGCCATTTTAGGACCAGACAAGTGTTTCTGTACAGCTTCTCCCCTGACAATTTCAGCAGCAGTTTTCAAAGCATTTTCAAGTATACTCGGTTCGTCTTTAGCCCATTTCTTTATCTTCTTTTCAAACTGCTTCATCGTCAAGGTTGCCATCATTCATGATCTCCTTTGCGATAACGTTTCAGTATTTCTAGAGAGCTTGTCAATATCTCCCCTGCTTCGGTAATAGTAACACTTCCATTCAAAGTATTTTCTGTCTGTACTCCTTCTTGATTATTTCTGTGCCTGCGGAATAACCATTTAATCTGATCTTTGCAAGCAACTTGTAAATCATATGGAATTGTTGTATATCCGGCATTATAAACAATCTTATTTGCTTTAACCGTTTTACTAAAATAATTAGTATCTAAGGCAATAAGACCATTTTCATGAAAGACAAAATCAGTAACCTTTGTATCTTCCGTAAAATCCCTGTCTGTATCAATATAAATAGATGTTATAGAATTAACAGGATACTCAGGAAGTACCATTACATTTGTTCCGTCTCCGTCATACTGTGCTGTTATATCCCTTGCTTTTAGCTTCCGGTTAGTGAAAGAATTAAACTGCCACGATACAGAATTGATTAAATCAGTTAAGAGAGTATCATAATCTGTATTATTGACACCACACCATGTTTTTACATCGTCTAAAGTCGTTAATGCATTATCTGTATCTAAAGCCATGTTATCACCTCACATATCTTATCCGACCAACAATTGATGTATTATAATTACACTTTTCACACAATCCTGTAAAGACTCCCTTACGATGTTCTTCTTGTTTTGCAAGCCGGTTTTTATTCACAATCAAATCCTCCACCGATTCGGTAAAGATATTTCCAAAATCAGTTACAGCTTCAAAATCATGAGCACAAGAAACAACCTTCCCGTCCGGCATAATTGAAAGCATATCTAAGTAATCACAATATATTCTATCACTTCGCTTATATTCTTTCAATGTGTAATCTTCTTGCATCTGATTATCGTATTTATATGACAGCCTAATTCTCCCTGGGAAGTCTGACCATAACTCTTCAAGAGCCTTTTCAGTTCCTTTGTTACCTTCCCACATTAAACAATCAATCTCACAAGGTATTTTTTCAAGATCGGAATAAAAACTTTTTATCGTTTTAACCGTCTTGTCAAAATCCAGCCCTGTAGTATATTCGTAAGTCTCTTTAGTACCACCGTTGAATGAAATAACAATATAATCTATTTTCGGAACATAATCCATCGCTGCTCCATTCGTTGTCATTATTACAGGTTTACATTTATGTTCTTCAATGTATCTGAATATCTCCCGGTGTTTAGGATGTACATACATATCTCCTGTATTATTAAGTAATACCCTGGAAACTCCCGGAGCTTTCATCAATTTATCCCACATGATAATAAAATCATCATATTTCATATGGTTTCCCGGTAGATTCCATACCGGGCATGTTTTACACTTTGCATTACAGAATGTGGTGATTGAAATTTTGGCATCCAATTTATTTTTTCTCCTTTGTATATTTATTTATTATCTTAATAAAACTATTTGCCGACTTCTCCCATGTTATATCTTTTCGTATCCGCTCCGCTGCTCTCTTGCCCTTCTTCAATGCAGTATCATAAGCAAGGTATATCCGCTCCATTTGATTGACTATTGATTCTGGTATTGCACTCGCTGCCATTGACTCATACTTTATACCTCCCCTCTCGCCTTTAGAATTCAAAGCAATAGTACGGATAGGGATAAACTTCCACTTTACCGGATACCCTTCCTTAAAACTACAAAAATCAACTGGACCTGACCATGGCGTATATATACATGGAAGACCTGTAGACATGGCCTCTGCGAGTGTTAACCCGAACCCCTCCCCCATACTCGGCAACAAAAAAGCGTGTGCTGCATGATACAATTCTGGAAGTGTGGGTAATTTCCCCCCTGCCTCCTTTTCCAGAGGGAGAAGCCTTGTGTCTACTATCGTGTCTTCTATATTTAATAGTCTTTCTTCACGTGTTCGCTGTGTTGTTTTGAGATATAATACAACATTCCAGTCTGGATGTTTTTGTCTAAATAATTTCCATGAAAATATTACATGTTCATATCCTTTACGAGGATTAGAAGCACCGACCCATAAATAAACAAAAGGATCCCGTCCTTTCGGGAATTTCCGCTCAATATATGTATATAAACTAGTATCGACACCTTCCCAGCATACCTCTATTGGAACATCTGTATATCGTGAAAACAATTTCTTATTATGTGTACATGGAACTACTATAAGATCAGCACCCCGTAGCGGTTCGACCCATTCATCAGGAATTGTTGTACATTCGTACATTGTATATAAAATATTAAACTTATCGGGAACTGGAAAAAACTTATCTGGCGTTGTTATTGATATTGCTATCTCTGCATCATCTGTTATTTCAACACCTGCTTGCTCTACCGCTTTCTTTAATTGTTTCTGATGTGTACTGTAACCAAGTGCATTACCTATTAAATCGTAATTACTTACCCATTGGAGTTTCAACTTTAACTCCTTTTGTCATGACTCTTTTAACTGTCGGATATCCGCACTTTAAACATACTGTAACATTTTTGTCTTTATAAATTGCTTTACAATTCGGACATATCCGCATTTCTTTATTTACCATTTTCTCACCTCTTAAATAAAGGGGAAGCCGAAGCCTCCCCTGTTATGTTTAACTTGCTGCTGTTACGATACGACCATAATACCCTGGCAAGGCATGAGCAAAAGCCCATCTTGTAAAGAAGTAAAAGTTAGTCTGGTAACTCTTACCAAGTGTATACGGATCGATAAACAATTTGATATTCGTAAGCCGATCACCGACCACGAACCCTTTCAAGTTCCCGAACGCTGCCATAGTTGCACCTGCTGCACTTGTAGCCGTTGCCTGACTGGACTGTTTAACTGGATAACCAAAGAGCGTATGCGGTACACCCTGACTCATCGAAGGAATAAACAGCGGTCTTGAATCTCCATCTTTCAACCCATAAAAGTAAGTCCAGAGTACAGAATTATTCATATACCATTTCGCACCGTCCAATCTCTCAGGCGGAATCTTACCAATAAGGTTTCTGACATTGCTTTCCAAAAGTTCGCTGAATGCCGTAGAGCCTGAGTTGAACACTTCTGAATAACCAGCTGCCGCTGTGAATACACCACTGACAGGATCGCCTGTACCAGTAAGAACCTGATTGTCAAGTTCTTTTGCAACCGCCTCAGTAAACTGTGAAAGAAGAACCGCTACAATTCCACCTGGAACATTTGTGTCTTCAATCAGCTCATTAGAAGAAGTAGAATAAGCATCTAACCTCTTAGCTGTCAAAGTAATCTGTGAGAAAGTCGGGTTACTTGCTGTAGCGTCTGATTCCTCAGCAGTCCATGCAACGCCAACATTAGCAAGCTCAGCTGGTACTGTCATTACATCCGAAGTCATCGGTATGTGTGTTACATCCGGCATTGTTACAGACATTTCCCGAACATAAGCAAAAAGTTCTGCCCTCTGCTCGGTCGGGGTAAGATACCCACCTTCGGAATCTGTGTCTTCCTGCATTGCTGCTTTCACTGACAGTGGATGAGACTTTGCGTCTGTGTAAATATCAGTGAAATGTTTCAAAAGCCCTATAGCCTGCTCAGGTCTTGCTTTTACCCTGGACTTAACAATTTCAGACACGCCCTCAATCATGTCAATATCACCTGCAATTCTTTTCAGGTTAAAACCCTTATAATTGTCTGGTTCACCGACTACAATTTTAGGCTGATTGGCAAAGATAGACTTTTCTGCTTTCTCTTTAGTAACTGCTTTTTCTGTTGCTTCTTTTTCAGCCTCAGCTTTGGCAGCCTTTTCATTTTCAAGCCTTATTTCCTCTCTACCAATTTCTTTATTTACATCATCTCTTTCTTTGATGTAGCCTTTCTGCTTATCAATATCATCTGTATTTGCAATAAGCTCATCAAACATTACAAGCTGTTTCTTTAAAAGTTCTAGTTTATTCATTACAATAAACCTCCGTATAATTTTTTATTTCTTTCCGCTTGTGATTCCGTTCGCTTCTCCTCTCCACCTTTCAGCTCAGGAGTCTGCTCACACTTCACCGCTGAAAATAATTTTTCAACTTCTTTGAGTTCCATACCTGCACTTTTCGCTGACCTGATAATATTAGCTTGTGCATTTGCAGGAACCGGAACCGCTGACGTTTCCAATAACTCAACATCTGTAAATACAAGTTTGCCGTCTGGATCTCTTTCCCATTCTTTCGGGATAAAACCAACTGAAAAAGAATTCATGAAACCATTATCATATAAATACTTTACCTCTTTTCCAAACTCTGTATCTGCAAATTCTATATCAAGTAACAATTCATTATCTGTAATCTTACCATCAATTGCTTTCCCTATTGGCGGAGTAGCATAATTATGTGCCCATAGTATAACAGGGTTTGTCTTTAAGAATGTTTTAAGATTTTTAAACGCTGTCGGCAGTATAATTTCCTCATCCCTGTCAACCGATCCTGTCGAAGCAACGATTGTATATTTATCATCTTTTGCTTTTTTAATCTTTCCAAATATCTCTTTAGCCATAATTATTCCTCCTCTTGATATATCGGTATCCATGTACACCTGCAATTTATTACATTTCCTGCGTCTCCGTCTGGATCAAGTGGATGCTTTAATCCATTTGAAAAACTATCTTCAAACTTAACCGTCTCACCATCTATTTGATGTTCAGGTCTCACATCTCCATCCCTGGAAGATAACCACATCTTGCCAGTCGGATTTGTTGATTTTATTCCTTCAAACCGTCCCTCTTCATAAGCTCCGTGTGTCTCTGTTCTTGCTATTGTTCGGGCGTTATTCTTGTTGATCTTCATTTGATCTTTGATAATCTCGTTTATAGCATCCGTCCGTTCCTGCTCGGTCCACCCTTCCTTTATAGCCTCATCTAATACTTTACGCAAGCCACGAAGTACAACCTCTTTTGCATTATCGTTTATATTTGTTATCTTACTACCTCTTGTTGCTATCATTGCAAGTATAGATTCTTCCGGTAACATATTAGTTCCAACACCCATAAGAATAGAATCTTCAATAACCGGCTCAATAGCCTTCTTTAATTTCTCTTCATTGAATGACTCTTCTACCCATGCAAGGTCTATATCCTCAGCCTTGCCTTTAGTATTTATATTACTCAAGTTTTTATTTGCTTTTTTCAACAGCTTCTGCTCAACATCATAAAAGTAATTTTTTACATTCTTTGAAGCCTTACCCATTAACGGCAATATCGGGTTCATTAGAGACTTCCATTTTGCATCACGCAACCCTTTTAAAACATCTTCCTCTTTCTCTGATTTAGGAAGTTCCCCTGTAACTTGAAGAGCATTAAAGACCGATTTATCTATCCCCTTCGGCTCTACAATATTACCTACTGTCGGTTTCGGTTCGTCTCCCCCTGGAATTTCTGGAAAACCCAAATCAAGAACATCATTCAATGTATTAAACGGAACACCCATTTGCCACAATTTAGCTGCACTATCAACTTTCATTCCTATATCTTCATTAAGTACATCGATACTCTTTATATCAAACTCACCTCTATGACCAAGAGGGTTGAGCAATGAAGTATTAAACTCAGCTTGTATCATTCTCATTAACGGTATCAAAGTTTTTTTCCAAAATCCTTTATCAGCACTCTGTGAGGTTGCATAGTTTACATCTTCATATAATGACAGCTCAGATTTTGGTACTTTGAATACCATTGCCACCTCTTCCCTGGTAAACTTCCTCATCTCTAGGAATTCCATTTCCTTATTAGAAGGTCTTGTATTTGTAAGCGTCAATCCACCATCAAGTAATAATGCTTCGTGCATCTTGCCACGTCTACTCTGTATCAATTGGTGTTTCAATCTCTTGTATGCTGAATCTGTCAAGTGCTCTGTTGTTGAAAATACTTCACCTGTAGTATGCCCTTTATCAAAGAATGTTTGATTATACTTTACCGCTCCCCATTCTGAATCCAAAGAAAGCTGTAATGCTTTAATTGGAGAAAGCCCACGTATAGGATCGTATGGGTTATAATACTTATTGAATATTACCTGTTTCCTGGGAACAAATACCGTGCTGTTTTCAAGTTTAACTTTCCACCCTGAAAAACCACCACCTGATTTAACTATCTGCATATTGTTTTTATTGATCACCCATAATGCAATAGGCACTCCGTCCCTCGAAGTCTCAGTATCAATAATAACCGCAGCTTCACCGGTCATATCTAATAACGTTACTATAGCTTCCCATAATTGAAACTTATTTGAATAAGGATTTACATTTTCAAATAGATCATAAATAGAACCGGAGGTAACAGGTTCTTCCCCTTTGATCGGATATATTTTAAACGGTACTTGCGAAACATTAATAGCCTTTGCCCTTATAGCTGCATACACAACTGATAATTGGGTATATGGCGTTTGTAATTTTGTCTTTTCGCCTGTTCCAAATATTTCTGTAAGTATTGGATCGGATAAAGACACACTTTTGTTTTTAACTAGTTCTATTTTGTTTCTATGGAATATACTCATATTAACCGCACCCCCGGAAGACTTCGCTCTTCCTGTGAATAACGAACTGCTGCGATAGTATCATCGTCTAACTCTACGAACTGCTCCGTAATCGTTCCATCTTTTAGTTCTCGACGTTTGAAGTTTAGGAACTCCCTTGCTGCATTCGGACAATTCGCCCTATGTATATGTATTTTAGGTAAATTCTGTAAATAGTCAATACCATCATATAATGACCCTTTCCCCTTCTTAGCAGGGTAAACAGAAAAGCCTGAATTTTGCCATTCTTTAATCCTTGCAGGCTCTGCTGAATCTGCCGTAATATAATTACTCTTATCAAAGCCTGAACCCTGGACAGCTTTAATAAACTGACCATTCGTCAACTCTTTATAATAACGTTCTAAAAAAATATATAGTTCTCCGTCTTTATACCCTGTACCCATCAAGGTAGAAGCATGAACAAACCCAAAGTCCATACCATATCTGACATTCTCAAGGTCATCAACAGTATATGAAAAATCCTCTACTATAACATTATGGAATACCCTTGCGTTACTGATAGAACCCCATTCACCAAGACTGTATACCTTATAATAGTATTCATCAATATTCTTTAATTTCTCAAGTTCCTGCTTATACTCTTTGTCAAGAAAAGCATTATCTTTATATGTTGAGTGGTGTAATAAAGCATTATCTTTTTTAATATCAAAAAATACTTGCTTTATCCAGTGGTTTTGATCTACCGGATTGAAGGATAAATATATTTGATGTTTTTTACCTACCCCCCGAAGTCTTAAGTTTACCTGTTTAAAATCAGCCTCGGTAATCTCCGTTGCTTCCTCTATCCATATCTTATCTATACCATGGATAGATTTTAGTTTTTCAACGTCATCAAGCCCTGACATAACTATACCTGAACCAGTCGGCTTGAACTCTATACTCATATCTGTTTTATTGATTATAAAATATGAAGTAAGGTTCATATCAGATATAATTGATTTTAATAAAGCAAATACCGACTCACGAAGTGTCCGTCCTGTCTTGCGTAATATAAGCCATTTAACTTTTGACTCTATCATAGAAAGTATTACTCGTTGCCCCATTGCATAGGATTTACCAGAACCTGCTGAACCACGAAGAATAACAAACCTATAATTATTATTATAGATTGAGTCAAACTTACTGTTTACATCAACATTAACTCTCATCTGATTTTATGTGATTAATAGTTATATTAAGACTCATGTCTCCGCTATGCTGTAACTCTTGCTTATCTCTCCATTGTGCCGATCTTCTATTCTTTAACCAAAATATCATTGCAGTTGTATCGGGTGGATAATATTTACCCTGATATTCATAACCAAGAGCCTTTCTAAGTAAAGCACTCTCTACCTGATCGTCTGGAGTATCTTTACCTTTTTTAAGGGACTCCGAAAACTCCGGATAATCTTTCTTCCATTTATTAAGAGTTGATTCTGTAATATTAAAAACTTTTGCAACATCCCTATCAATCAAACCAGCCCTACCAACCCAATAACCTAATAATGGATAAAGGACTTTATCATATTTTGAAGGTCTCCCCCCCGGATGTTTCTTTTTCTCACTCATATTGTAATATTATCACTTTTTGTTTATTTTATCAACTACTCATCTATAATCAATAAAAGAGCTATAAATAACAATATCCAAAAAACTATTGTACTCAATAATGCTTTAACCATAACTCCCCATCCTAAAACAATCAAACCTACAATAAAAACAGATATTATCATTGTTGTTAACATAAACCAACCTATTGTTTTTTTCATCACACTTCGCCGATAGTTTTATAGTATTGCTTGCTATTTTTCGGATAGAATACATCCTGGATCTTTACTATCTCTTCTACCTCGTTGAAAGTAAACCGCCTACCCCATGGTTTGACTGTTACTGATTTTTTACTTTCCCTGTAATTATCGCCGAACAATTCAGCTATCTTGATTATCTTCTGCTTGTCCGTCATCGTCTAACACCTCGTCTAATTTATCGTTCATGTTCTCTATCATATCCAAAGCAACCTGTAACTCTTCATCTTCGTTCACAACTCACCTCTTTTTTTACCTTTCCAGATATACCCACCTGCTGATTTTACGTGCTTATTGATTGCAGCAGATATATTACTCTTTTTAATCCCTGTTACTTTTGCTGCCTGTCCTATAGTCTCGAAAGTATGTATATAATCACCTCCCTTTGTATACTGGATAACTTCGTCATATCGTGAAGCAATATTTTTCATCAATGACGGTTTATCAGTTATCGAACCTGTAATACGTAACCAATCCGGCATATATGCGTTATTGTAGTAACTCAATAGTAGAATACCCATTCAACAAGTATAATCGCTATTATAATTGCTAATATCTCACAAATTCCCATACTTCCCTCTACTTGTAGAAGTCTATATCCCTGACTGCTTTTATTATCGGCAAAAGCGCATCCAGTTTCGTTTTTAAGTATACATTTTCCTGTTTTAATTCTTTGATTGACTGCTCCAACTCTCTTATCTCATCCCTTGCCACTTCCGGCAAGTGATATTTAAGATTAGTCTTCCACATTTTACTAGCCTGACCGCTGCCGATAATGTAAGAAATAAAGATCATCAACAGCATAGCAACAAGCACAACAAGATCGGGCATACTCCTGGATAGATAATATATCAATGTTTCTCTCACTTTATTATATCCTCCCATTTAATGGTTTATATATTTTATTTATATTCATCTTCCAACACCTCTTTTAAAGCAACTTCTAAAGCTTTCTCTTGTGGGATAAGATACTTAGTTGATAGATAACTCTTGAATCCAAAATATGTTTCTTCATTTGTAACACAATTAAATATGCGAACACTATCAATCTCTATAAATACCCTTAAAGGCTTAACCCTTGAACCTTCGTTATAAGATTCACTCATTAACCCTTCCATTGCTCTATAGAGTAATAAAGGGTAAAATTGCCATTCTCGAGTATTTTCAATAAGCACTATTCCCGGGGCAAACATCACTCGAGTATGATAATCAGTAACAATTAATTTAAACCCTTCTGCCAATTGAACAAGTCGTTTGATAAAATCTTCTTCTTTCATTCTTTAACGCCTCTTGTATAGATTCTTTTTACTGTTTGTACAGAAAATCTGTATGCTTGTTTTATAACATCATCGATATTATCTGACACATAAGTATAACCATCATACATTTCTATAGCCATTTTATCACTTCTTTCAACAATTTTTTTTACATTCATTTTAAAAAGTAAATACCTTTTACGTCCATAATTACTTTCTACCAGAGCTTCATCACGATATACTTTAAGCTCTTTACAACGTCTGTAATAATATTTTTCTTTCATTCTCTAACTCCTTATAGTTCTTGTCTCCTTGTATCTTCTGTATCCCATACCCACATCTTCTTTACTTTTGATCTATCTATCATCTTTTATCTCCTTCATGAATATTTCCAACTACTATCATATCTGACCGCCATAATGAATATATCTGCTCTTCTTCATAATCTACTAATTTATAACAACCACCTGAATATTCTACAGGCAACACTGGAAGCATAAATGACTCTCCTGTAAGTGCATCTAAAATAAACTTAGATTGTACCTGAATTAAATCACCTTCATATATATCTTTATTGTTCATATCTTTAAGACCTGTATATTGTTCAACAATATAATTATCCCCACCCGATCCGTCCTGCTGATTATACACTTCACCTTTAAGATTTATTACAATATGTGGATTGTTATTATATATTTGATACTCTTTATCCCATACTCTAAACTTAATTTCTCTCATCTCTTTCCCTTCTTATAATCATCTTTTGTCACCAACCATATAATACCAAACATAAACACTAAGAAAGCTATTGTCATAATCACAATAGCAATATTATTACTCATAATTCCTCCTCTTTTATAACTTCTTTTATTCTTTATTTTCTGTCTCTTTACAATAATTATAAACTTTTCTTTTCAATAGATCGATATTTTCTTCTGTTGCTCCTTTTTCAAGAATTTCTTTTTCAAGTTCATATATTTCCCATGCAATCTTTGAACAACAATACGCTATATTTTCACCTTGAAAAACATAGAATACTACATTCTCCCCACCTTCCTCTTCTATTTCTTGAATAAAAGTTCTTTGTAACATAATTTACCCCCTTATTTGTTTAACAGGCAGATCCCAAAAAACCCAATCTTTTAATTCAGGAGAAATAACTTTGTGATAATCTTCATCAATTTGATCTATATGTAAAATTGTTCCTTTAGTTAGAGTAAAAACTTTCCAAGACATTCTAACCTTAAAGTCATTTAATAATTTATAAGATCCTTTATCCTTTATAATCATTCTTTACCCCCTTATTCCTTCCCATTTATAATTACCTGCTTGTTCTTTATGCCCGTTTATCACCGTAGATATTTGGTTCCGCCTAATCCCTGTACAGCGTGAAGCATCACCAACCGACTTGAATACAGCTATCAGCCGATTGTCTAAAGTATACTGCCTTACCTCTACATAGGAATTTACAATAACCTTACTTTTAAAAACAGTATCTTCCTCATACAAACCTGTTAACCTGAGCCAATCTGGAATGTATCTGTCATTATAACTTGCCATTTATTCCTTCATCCGTATAAGTTTTATTGTATCTCTTTTTGCCTTCTCAACTTTATACTTATCGTTCTTATAACTTTCAGGATCAAAACTAAGAAAAATGTCAAAATAAGGCGTATGATAGTTCTCGATAACTTCATCACTTGAAACAAAACTATGCTCAAAATTTATTGGTATATTTTGGCCCTCGAAAAACATCAAAGTTGATTCTAACTTGTCCCCTGATATATGTACGTGTTCAAGTATATCATCCAGGGATATATCCCATCCTTCTTTAATAAACTCATCAACCTTTTTCAAGGTCGTTATTCTTTTATCTTTTTCTTCCTCTATCTCTTGTATTCTTTCTTTCAATGTCATATCTATTACCCCTTAAACCTCATTCTCTCTATGCCAGCCTTTTTTATATTTCCTTATTGCTTCCATATTTTATCACTTTTTATATTTATAAAAAAATGATCTTACATATCCATAAGTTCTCCTTTTCCGAGTCGACAACAGCAACTGCAAGACTCTATACCACGGCAATCTGGGGAGTTTCGCAAGGGTTCCTTGATCATTAACATATACATAATATTCATTACCTATTTTTTGAAAATCACCTGTCATTTTATTTACTCCCTTATAATAACCAGCTCCCTGACGCTGGTAAAAAGTTTTTCTCTAACTTTAAATGTAGACTATTCAGGGATAGCCTTTGTCGGTAATCTCCCATACGGGAGCATATCCAACTATAGAGCTGACAGGACTCGAACCTGCGCATCATGGATCTACCAACTGATCTACAGCCCTACCAGCGCTGATCTTCTTGTGAGGGCGTCAGCTTCCCACGACGATTTATTTATACTCATCCGCCGCTTAACCGTGTTTATACTCACTTGAGTTTTACGGCTGGCAGGCATGACCCTGCATTTCCTGTGCGCTTCCAGGAGTACTTCAATCTTGTACTACAGCCGTGTATACCGCCTTTCAGGTAGTGAGCCTGATCTCAGCCATCATGGCAGGCAGTCGGTTACTTTTACAAGCACCCTAATTCACAAAGTAACGTTACTTTTTTTAATCCCAGTTCTTTAATCCCTATACTCTATTATCCCCCCTAAATAGGGTTTTTGTCAAACATTTTTTTCATTTATTTTCTGTTATTGACAACCTCATCCCAGTAGCAAAACGAAGCAAATCTTCTTTCACCGATTCGTATATATCTTTGTAATTCCTGCCTAATTCCATATATTTCTGTAATGACTGTCTTGCTAATCGTTCAGCCAAGATCAACTCTGATATTTCATAAATATTTAAAGAGTCTCTAAGTTTAGGTTTTTTCTGAAACATTAACCCCAAAGCTTTATACGTTGCATTTGTAATATGTTTATAATAAAACTTCGCATTTTTACTACCCTGTTCTGTTGCATATTCCACGAACTGTTTTATTATATCTGTTTCTGCCTTTCTTTCAATCTTCCCAACATGCCTAATATTTAGGAAGTCAACATCTTGTTTGTTTAATTCTGTCTGTAAAATATGCCTTTCCATTTCATAGAAAGCATGATTGAACTTTACCTGCCATTCAAAAGCCTTTTTCCCTTTAAATCGCATAGCAAGTAAACTGAAAAACTCTCTATTCATAAGATACGCTGTATACTTATTTCCACGATATACTCGTTCTTCTGTAATAACTTTAGGGTGATTTGTAGTCACCCTTAAATTATCAAGATCTTCTTTTACTTGTCTAATATTCCTTACTACATAAGCATGTTTTATCCCAAACCTTTTAGATACAATATTACTATCACAATATACTTCATCTTTCTTCATTTCTACCAGTTCCATATTATCGCCTCCTTTTATAGGATAAAACAATATTCTTATATTGTCAATAGTAAGGGGAGTTTCAAACCCCCCTTAGATTAAAATGGAATATCCCCTTCCCCTGGAATATCATCCTTAAACCCTGTATCGCTTCTTTTAGTTGTCTCACCCTTAGCCCCGACAAGCTGTATACTCCTGACATTAACAACAATCTTGCTTCTTTTTCCGTTGTCTGTTTCCCATCGCTGCTGTTTCAATTCACCGGATACAACAACCTGTTTTCCTTTGACCAGATAATCATTGACTCCCTCTGCTTGTTTCCCCCACATCTGACAATCAATGAAGTTTACATAGTCGTCTTTATCTCTACCCTGATAAACATTATTTGCAACCGTAAAGTTTAATATCGCAGTTCCTGAATTGGTATATTTAAGGATTGCATCTGCAACTAAACGCCCTACAATAGTAACGTTATTTATATCTGTCATTTTCTTTTTCTCCCTGTCTCTTTATCGTAATAATTCTCTTTAATCCTCTCTACAGTCCGCTGTATCTTATAATCAACAGCTCTTTGTACTTTCTTACTATGCAGATATAATTGTAATGAAACAATAAATACATCTGCGACTTCATGCTCGTTTTGATCTTGTATATATTCTTTTGCCTCCTCTATAAGTTTTTGTTTCTGATTCTCTGCCCCGAAGTATTCAAATATGTGACGTAAGTCTTTAATCGTCTGTTCTGTCATGTAAACAATATTCCCTGTGATTGTGTCTTTAGAAGTTCATTTGCTTGTCTGAACATATCTTTCTTTATCTCAAACCCATATGCTTTCCTGTTGAGATTTTTAGCAGCTAATAAAGTCGACCCACTCCCTGCCACCGGATCAATAACCACTTCATTTTCATCTGTAAATATCTCAATCAATCTTTCAAGAAGCCTTACTGGTTTTTGTGTCGGATGAATTCTTGGCGTGTCATTATCACGTATATAATCCATAACATTAAAAACCATATTGCCATGATTGTTGAATTTAGGCAATTTATCTCTATAGAGTAATATTGCATATTCAGCGTTTCCAACAATCCGCATATTTGCTTTTAATACCTGCGGAGAAAAGTTTTTTCTAAATACAAGGTTTATATAATTATTAAATCCGTATTTTTTAGCATATTCTATAACTGTAAATTGTTGAATAAAAGAACAAAACACTATCATAGCCGGAGCTTTACCTTTGTCTTTAGGTTCTTTCTTTACCATCTTACTACAAAAATGAAAAAACTCTGGTATTTTAAATCTTTCATCTGTATCAAAAAATGCTTTCTTAGCAAGTTTACTTTCTCCGTTTTTATTGTCTCCACCATTATACCATTTAGGGTTACTACCATAAGCGTCAACCCCTATATTATAGGGAATATCTGCAATCAATAATTGTGCTTTAGGAATACCATATTTTTTATAATTTTGAAAATGATCATTAAACAATTCTATCCTTTCCACTTAACACCCCTTTGTTATTTCATCAATTCCTTATCCATTTTAAAATCAATTTCTTTTTCTGCCTTCTGCTCCTGATATAGTTCGCAATCGCCGTAATTGGTGCAACCGTAAAAGTTATTCCAGTACTCACATTCTTCACATTCTTCAAATAGTGGTTTCATTTTTCCCTTGCCTCCATCATGAGGTCAGCTATTTTATAACTTTCTTCAACAATCTCTGTTTTATTGGAAGTAGCCCATGGTCCTGATAAATATCCTACCATAGCCTGCCCTGCGAAATAATCACGTAGAGTCATTCCTTCATGCATTACTATCATTTCGTCATCTTCTTTGACTTCATAATAAAACGGAAATGCTCTCATGTTCTTATTTATCACTTATTATATCCTCCCATTTTATACCAGTATGGCGTTCAATAATTTCTTTATTAGAAATAGGGGGCTTGCCTTGAAACATAGGATTATCCAACATGTGATCATAAGTATCTTTAGAGTCTGCAATTATTATTCCAAGAAGCTCTTTATATTTCTCTTCAAGTTCTCTAACTTCTACAACATTGAA